AGGTACAGATAAGGATTATGTTATCTATATTGATACAGATTCCATTTTCGCATCCGCAGTTCCATTAATAGAGAAGAGATTTCCAAATCAAAAATTAACTGAAACAATGATGACACAAAGAATTATGGAAGTGTGTGGTGAAGTACAAGATTATTTGAATGAAAGTTATAATTATTTTGGTAAGAAATTCCTTAATGTTGATAAACACGAGTTTGATATCAAACAAGAGGTAATCGCAAAGACAGGTTTATTTGTAACTAAGAAACGATATGGGTTACGAATTATTAACGATGCTGGTCGGAAAGTAAATAAAACACAAGTAAAGGGATTAGATACAGTCAGAAGTAATTTTGCTCCTGCTATGAAAGATTTACTAAAACACGTATTGGATGATATATTAGCAAATGTTCCCAAAGAACAGATTGATGAAAGAATCAGTAAGTTTAAGAGGAATCTACATATGCTACATTATAGTGTATTGGCAAATCCAATTGGTGTAAAGGGGATTGGTAAATATATTTCTAAAGATGAAGAGTCATCATTCAGTAAATATAAAAAGGGTGCACCAGTCCATGTTAAAGCAGCAATAAATTATAATTCTATATTACACCATTGGTTTGAAGGTAGAAAGTATGAGAAGATTACTAATGGTAATAAGATTAGGTGGGTTTACCTAAAGAATAATGAATATGGGTTTGATGTAATTGGTTATAAAGGATATGAGGACCCGCCTCAAATATTAGATTTTATTAAAATGAACATTGACCATACTAAGATGTTTGAACAAGCAATGAGTAAAAAGATAGGAATGTTCTATGAAAGTTTGGGATGGGAAGCGGTCGTAGATAAACAGCAAAGTATAGAAAGATTTTTTTGATTTTGAGATTTCTTGTATATATGTATATACATAGGAAAGCATAAGTAATAACTATTAACAAAGGACAATAAGGTTATGAATAAAACAAAACTAATTCGTTTTATCGACAAGTATTCGCTTGGTGGTGAAATTAAATCAGTAAAATGGTCATCCAATGGAAAACAATTGGCGACAAGGTTCATTAGTGGTGATAAATCATTAGTGGGGTCGGTAGTATTGGATAACTTCGATGATGTAGAAACATCAGATATTGGAGTTTATAACACTCCGCAATTAGTATCACTACTATCCATCTTAGAAGAAGATGTAGATTTTAGTTTACAAAAAATGGGTGATAAGTTTGTGAGTGTTAATATGAAAGATTCTCAACATGGTACGCACTCGAAGTATATGTTGAGTGATTTATCAGTTATACCAACACCACCAGAGTTGAAGAATTTACCTTCAACATTTGGGTTGGAATTGAAGATTGATTCATATTTCATTAACACCTTTATTAGTGGAAAATCTGCATTACCAGATACCGATACATTTACTATCATCGCAAAAAATGATACTGCAAATGTAATAATTGGATTCAGTAATGTTGCTACTAATCGAGTAACCATACCAGTTGAGTGTGAGGTGTTTAGTGATACTGAACCAATTTCATTTAACGCAAATATGTTTGCAAATATTTTGACTGCAAATAAAGAATGTGAGAAAGCTATATTGAAAGTTAGTTCAGATGGATTAGCTACAATTAGTTTTAATATCGATGATTATAAATCAGAATATTTTTTGGTTGCAACTCAACAAGTGACATAAGGAGTCAATAGTGGCAAATAATATACTTGATAAAGCCCAATTAGGGATTCATACTGCAAATAAACGCGGTAAGAAACTTGAAGATAGAGTAGAAGAATACCTTAATGATAAAAAGATACACTACACTTATACACCAAATAGGGGTATAGATTTTCGAATCAGTACTAAGTTTGGTAGGGTGTATTTGGATTGTGTAAGTACTGGAACTGCTGGAAGTATAGATGAGAAGATAGCAACCAAAGTAGATAAGTATGTACGAAAGTATGAACTTGCTGGTGGTTCTATCCATATCTTACATCCATATAGTGGTTTAAGTAAGGAAGTTAAGGAATCTATTCATAGTATGGAACGATTACACGATTGTGAAGTACATATGTTGGATTGGTTTGAGTTTGAAGAGTTGTTGAGTGATAATTATATCCCAACACCTAAACAGACTGCAACCAATGGTAGTAATTGGGTTACACCAGATTCTGCAGCAATGAGGAAGTTTTTTAATTTCGAGAAATCATAATGTATTTAGAATATTTTGACAAATTTAAAGGTATGACTCCTTATCTTGAAATAGATGAGAGAGAATGGGAGTATATCAAAGAAACATTCGAAAAGGATGATGTCAAAGAAAGTCTTGCTAAAGTTGCAATGACTTATGAAATTCCATACGCCAATATATCAGAAAAAGATGCCTATAAAGCTTTACAAAAGTTAAAGGGTATGAGACATAATGATTTATTGGTAGATGGTGAGTGGTTTGCTCGTGAGGGAACTGCATACAAATATGATTTAAAGTTTGAAGGTAAACAACAATACTTTAGAAGAGTTAATATAGGTAATGCTGCAAGTAATTTTTTTCAACAAGAAAATCGATGGAGTGTGGATGGAACAATATCCCCAGGCCCGAAGAGAACTTGGGAAACTGAAAAATATATGACATCATTGATGGGTGCAGCATATACTCTAAAATTATCTAAAATAACTGCGGGTAATCTTAGAATTATGTTAAGTTTACGGAAGTATATTTGTTCACAATTTAAACCTAATGTGTCAAAAGTACTATACGATAAGTTAGGTAGTGAAAACATATTAGATTTCTCTGCAGGTTGGGGGGATAGATTAGCAGGATTCTATGGTAGTGAAAGTGGTAAGTATTATCTTGGGATAGACCCACGAAAAGAAAACCATCCTATTTACAAGGAACAAAAAGAGTTCTATGAAAAACATAGAAATATGTTTTTTGAAGTTGATAAGGATGCACAATTTATAGTATCCCCAGCAGAAGATGTGGATTTCAAAGAGTATGAAAATATATTTGATACGGTCTTTACATCACCACCATATTTTTCAGTTGAACGATATAGTTATGATGATACTCAAAGTTGGGTACGATATAAAACCATTGAAGAATGGAATGAGAAATTTTTACAGGCAACTATTAAAAAATTATGGTGTTCTATAAAAAGTGGTGGATATTTATTAGTGAATATATCAGATGTATATGCAAGTTCTAAGGGTGGTAAAGATTGGTTGGAGATTTGTAATCCTATGAATGATTTCCTAAGTACATTTGGTGATTCAGAATATCAAGGTTGTATTGGTATGGAAATGGCAAAACGTCCTAATAGTGGTGGAGCAGGAACTGCCGCAGAAGATAGGTTTAAGGATGAAACATTAGAACTTGCCGAGAAAACCAAAGATAAAACTTTTTGTGAACCAATTTGGATATGGAAAAAACTTTAATAAGTAATGATAATCCTTTATTTACTAAGGAAGAGTGCTTAGAGATAAGAAGTTGGGCAAGGTTAAAAGTTCAATGGATGGATAACTTCGACCCCTATACTGATGAATATGTTCCGATGTGCTCTAAAATGTTATCAAGTATTATACATTGGGATGAAGATGAGAAGTATAAGTGGGTGCATGATAAGATATTTGAGTGGGGTAAATCATTAGATATTGGAATTAAAAGATTAGGTACGCCGAAGTTGAGAACAAATTGGTTTATGATTAATAATTACCCAAAGGGAACTTTCTTCAAACCGCATTCTGATAAGACAGGAAACTATGGTGAGTTAGATGATAAGGATAAGAATGGTGGTAGTGCGGTATATGTTGAGAATGAAAAAAATATACGAATTGCAACTTTTGTTACACAATTATCAGAGCCCAACGAGTATGAAGGTGGAGAGGTAGAACATGATACAAATTCAAAGGGCCAGTTTAAAAATAGTATGAATAAAAAAGTAGTAAGAAAGAGTCAAGAAATCGGACACACATCAATACATAGTTCAGATTTAATACATTGGGTTAATCCCATAACATCTGGTAACAGATGGAGTTTACAAATATTTTTAGAAAAGGATAGTTTCGTATGACAGAAATAAAAAATACCCTATGGGTAGAAAAATATCGGCCGCAATCACTTGACACTTACATTGGGAATGAACATCTCAAAAGTAAAGTCAAAGTGTATTTGGAGAGTGGCGATTTACCACACCTTTTACTTTATGGGCGTGCTGGTACAGGTAAAACCACTCTCGCAAAAATACTCGTTAATAATATAGATTGTGATTATCTTTATATTAACGCTTCAGATGAGAATAGTGTAGATGTAGTTCGTGATAAAGTAAAGAATTTTGCATCAACACTTGGATTTTCAGAGATGAAGATTATAATCTTAGATGAGTGTGATTATATCACACCAAACGCACAGGCTGCACTTCGTAATCTAATGGAAACATTTTCAAGACATTGTAGATTTATTCTAACGTGTAATTTTGTTGAGAGGATAATTGACCCAATTCAATCCAGATGTCAATCCTTTCAAATTATCCCACCAGATAGAAAACAAGTTGCACTACATATGTCTACTATTTTACAACACGAACAGATAGAAGCTAAAGTAGATGATATCGTAACGATAGTAAATAGTGGTTATCCAGATATTAGAAGGGTTATTAATGCATCACAGAGACAAGTGGTAGATGGTAAACTTATTATAGATGAAGCGATGAGTACACAAAATGATTACAAGTTAGAAGTGTTAGAAATCTTGAAAACCCAAGATAAGAAAAATGCTTTCAAAAATATCAGACAACTTTTAGCTGATTCTAAAATTACTGATTATAGTGATATGTTTAGATTGATGTTTGACACTGTCGATAATTGGGGTAGTGGATACCTTGCAGAATGTATATTAATATTAAGTAAGTATCAACAAAGTGATGCAGTAGTAGTAGATAAAGAAATAAATGCTATGGCAATGTTTGTTGAAATAATAGGAACAATAAAATGAATATGAAAGCACAGAAACCAATAAAAAACCCACAGCAGAAAGTAGATTTAGCTAAAGCAGATACACTAAATTGTCAGGCGTGTGGTAATTATTTGTTTATAACATCAACGATTATAAAAAAGATATCTGCAATAATGTCACCAAATGGTCAAGAAGGATTAGTTCCAATTGAAGTATTTAGTTGTGGTAATTGTGGACAAGTACCAACCGAGATGTTAAAAGGAACAGGTCTTGAACCCGCAGAACCCGCACTGGACTCATAAAGAGTTTGATATATTTGATGATTTAAAATCAAGAAAGAATCAAACACATAAAACTGTCGGCGGAGATAAATCTGGTAGAGTAGTTGGTGGATATACATTTAATGAACTTGGATTTAGGGGAGATGAGTTAGAAACTTACTTTTCATCAAAATCTAAGTTACTTACTTTTGGATGCAGTCATACATTGGGTGTAGGTGTGGGAAATGAGGAAACATGGCCACATTTATTAGCAAACAAAATTCAACACTCACATATTAATTGTGGTATTCAAGGAATATCTAATGATACAATTAGTAGAGCAGTTCTATCATATACAGAAATTTTAAAACCAGATTTAATTGTTGTTTTATATACTTATCCACATAGGAGAGAGTACACCACATTGGATGGTAGGAAATGCTCCTTTAAACCTGATGGTAAATGGGATTATTGGGAAACTGATGATGGGTTGTTAGCTCACGATTCACTTGTAAATTTACAGAACGATGAATATGATAATGACAATCTATACAGAAATCAATTACTGATTAAGAATTATTTGGAAAATAAAGGAATTAGATTACTAACAAATGTTATAGATGAATATCTTGGGTGTTGGGAAGATGAGGCAGTTGATGGTAACCACGCTGGAGTTTTATCTAACGAATTATTTACCAAAAATTTATATGAGAGATATTTATAATATATATAGGAGAACCTTGTGTCAATAACAATATTTAGTCAGAAATCAGATGTAGAAACAAAGTTAGAATCACTATCTAATTACATTACAGGTAGTGCTGGCGGTTGGCCTGATTCATCTTACGCAGGAATACTTGCGTGTTATGATTTTACAATTGAAAGTGGTAGTGATGATGTAAAGGTATTCGAGATGAATACTGCAATCAATAGTACTCAGATGAGTAGTCTATATGGGAATATATATGATGATATTGCACAATACGCCTCAACACAAAGTTATTCAGATGTACAGATATATGGTAGTTTTCAATTTGGAACATTTAATCCACCTACTGCAAAACAACCTACAATATCTGCAAGTTTTGCTCAACATAATATTAGTTCATCATTTAATAATGCGAATCAAGCACAATACTTAGCAAAAAGAGGTACTGCATCTAATTCAGGTAGTTTTCATTTATTCGTAGCTACACCAAATAATACAGATGATACTTTGTATCAGATATCAAGTGGTTCATTTACTAAATCAAGTTTTAGAACTATACTTGGAGCATCACCAATTGGTGGTGATTCTTTAATTGGGACATTTAATTCAGCATCAATAGCAGCAAATAAAGGGGTTAGTGATTATCCAGATTATGTTTTAAAAGATTTGGCTAAAGATGCATCATTTATGGTTACTGCCGAGGGTTCTATTTCATTTAATTCATACATCAGTAGTGCAAACCAACGAACACTTGTAAGTGGGAGTGATGGAGACTATAACTGGACTTGGTCAACACACGAGAACGAAAGTATGCAATACCTTTATGATGCAGATATGGCAACTGGAACACAAAAGTATGTAGAAGATTATATTATTTCATCGGGTAGTGATGATGGTTCAAGAAAATTTATAGGTAATGGTAGGAGTGTACAATTATTAACACCCGAAAAAGTAATTACACTTGGTACTTACTATAGTAGTAAGTTTTCATTGTTAAACGCCCCAACAGGTGTAAGTTCATCTCTGAATAATGATTGGTATGAGTGGAAATTAAAACCCTACCAAGGCCCATCTACACCACATGGTGCAACAATTCGTATGTATGATGATAGTACTAAATTGGTACAAAATGTAGAGGTTGGTGATGTAGTTAAATCGTATCAACCAGGTGGTTCTGGTTCATTGGGGATGCCAGATAGTGATATGAATTATTTAAGTTGGAGTTCTACAGATGTAAGTGATAGTTTTGCAAGTGGTTCAGTTGTTGTGGATGTAAATTCACAAGAAGTAGATTTATACTATTTGATAAATGATACTTATAAGATTCCACAATTAGCAGGAGTCTATATGGATAGGGGTGGTTTGGGATACTTTCAGTTTAGAAAAGGTTATGAGGTAGAAGTGGATGATAAATTATTTGATAAAGATGGTAATTGGATTACTGTCACATCAGTTGAAGAAAAATATCTCACCGAAACATTTTATTCATTAAATGTTGAGGACATTGATACATACTTTTCATCAGATATATTAGTTCATAATTTGCCGAGGAAATAGTGGTAGAGAATAAATCGTTTCAATTCTCAGTACACATACCTAATTTTTTATCACACGAAAAATGTGATGAAATAATAAACACAATAAAAGAAACAGAGGTTGTACGAGATGGTTGTGTAACTGATGGTAAAGGTGTTGAAGATGTTACAATAAAAAATGTAAGAGATGCTAATGAATGGTACTTATTTCCATTCCCACACCACGAATTTAGACCAAACAAAGTTAATAATGATTGGAAACCATTACAAACTAAAATGTATAATATGGTTCATTTAGTTAACACTAATGTTTTTAAATTTCAAATAGAAGATTCTGAAAATGAATTAAAATTAATAGAATATAAACCAAATGGATTTTACACTTGGCACGCCGATTATAGTTTTAGTTGTTCTACAAGAAAACTCGCTGCAGTGGTTCAATTGACAGACCCTAATGAATATGAGGGTGGAGATTTACAATTTGGTTTACAAAATAAAGATGGTGAATGGTACACTGCGAAAAAAGAAAAGGGTTCTATAACAATATTTCCATCTTTTTTTACACATAGGGTAACTTCCGTAACAAAAGGTGTTCGACACACACTACAAGAATTTTATGTAGGTAATCATTTTGTTTAAATATACAGAAGATAGTTTATTAAAAAATGATAAAATAGTAATGCACGAGTGGGAATATCCTATGATGAAAATGCATGCAGAGGTTGTTACAAGAAATGGTGGAGATATTTTAGAATTAGGTTTCGGTATGGGTATAAGTGCAGATTATATTCAAGGACACGATATCACTTCACATACCATCATAGAGAATAATGAAGTTGTGTTTGAAAAGTTAGAAGAGTGGGCAAAAGATAAACCAAATGTTCATATAATATTTGGGGATTGGAAAACATCATTACCACGAACAATAAAATTTGATGGCATATTGAAAGATACATATGATGATAAGATTGGAGCAGTTATGTTTCCACATATGATATTAAAGGTATGTAAAGTGAATACGATAGTTAGTTTTTTTAATGATACTTTACATCCACAAACGATTTATCAAGGTATGGGTGAGTTTCCAAAATTTTTAATAGATAGTAAGGTTAACTTTCATTCAGTAGGTATAGAACCACCAGACGAGGTTGATTATCTTGGTGGTGATGGTAATGTTTATTATGTACCTGAATGGATTGTATCAGAGAATGATACGAAAGAGAGTTTTGATGGCAAACTTTAAATGGAGTGTAGTAAAAGATAATTTTTTAACACCACAAGTGTGTGAGGATTTAATAAAGGTTATAGATACAAAAGGTAACATCAATGCATACCAAGACCATTATACAAAAAAAGCCAACATAGATAATGATGAGTTAGTTGATAAGTTTTGGGGAGTAATGAAAGTTGCAAACACTTTACATTACGAGTGGAACTTGAGTGGTGTAAGAAGTATTGGTGGTTATTTTTACGATTATTATGACTTTGAAGAGGATACTAATTTACATTCAGATTTTGATGAAACTGATACTACACACAAAGTAAATGGATTAGTGTTTTTGAATGATGATTTTGATGGTGGAGAGTTACAGATATGGAATACTTTGTTTAAACCAAAAGTTGGTACATTAATAATATTTCCATCATTTGCTGGACACAAAGTTAAACAATTTTATAAGGAAAACAGATACACTATGCTATTTGTTGTTGAGGGTGATGAGTTTGATTCAAAATAATAAGTTTGAGTTTGTTATATATAAAGAAAATTTCCTAAGTGATATCGAATGTGATAAATTAATTCAATCACTTGATACAGACGAGTTAACTGATGCCACGATAGTGGGAGATTATAATAAACATCCTATAAATAAAAATGTTAGAAAAGCACTCAACATAGATTTTCACGATGAGAATTTATTTAAAAGATTATATGGTGCTATAAGAGTTGCAAACACACAATATTTTAATTACGAGATAAATAGTATAGATACACTTAGATTTTTAAAGTATGGTGTTGGTGGTACTTATAAATGGCATGTTGATATGGGTAGAAATGAAACTTCTACACGAAAATTAACTGCTATTGTTCAATTATCAGAAGAAAAGGATTATGCGGGTGGTGATTTTGAATTTGGTATTACTGATAAAGAGGGTACAGGTTTGATTACAGGTAACAGAACCAAAGGTTGTTTAATAGTATTTCCATCATTCTTATCACATAGAGTTACACCAATAACAAAAGGAACAAGATATTCAATTATAACTTGGATGGACGGTGATACATTTGTATAAGATAACTATTATATCAGACCAGAGGTGTGGTTCTACTGCACTTGTAAAAACTATCAATGAAATGACTGGGATTAAGTTTTGGATTGAACCAGAATTTAATGATTATAAGAATCTCATCAATAGTTTAGGGTTTGGGGAATTTATAACTAAATTACAAAAAACGGAATATAAAACAGATAGTAGAAAATATACTGGTGATACATTAGCGGAATGCACTGCGTTGAAATGTGATTATAAAACTATAGATTTGGTTGTGAATGATGTTATAAAATACTCTAATTTTGCAATTGTACTATTAAGAAAGAATCTACTAAATCAAGTATTATCGAGATGGATTAGTGAACATACAAATATTTTCCATGCAGATGAGATAAAGAATACTGATTACTATAATTTAAAAATACCACCTATACCATTTGAAGAAGTAGATAAAAGATTGAATATGTTAGAGAAGAACAGAAAACAGATGAAATTGTTAAAGGTTGACCGAGTTATATATTATGAAGATATGATATCATTTTTATCTGGCAATAAATTAAATACTAAATTAGAGATGATTGAAAATTACGAAGATGTAAAAAACTTTGTATTTCGGAAATACAATTAACTATTTATATACATCAAAAGGTTATTATGAAAGCAAAATCGTTATTTGACCACATAAAACAAATTACTAATGTTCAAAATACTATGTATTGGGACTCCTTATCAGATGCTGATAGAAAAACTTGGAGTAACTATATGGTTCACCGATTTCTTAGTATGAAATCTGAATGGTTAGAGGTTGTAAATGAAATACAAAAGTATTGGCAACTAAAACCAAAGAATTTGTATCAGTTTTATGTAGATGTATTACCAAGAGGTAGAACTTTTTTGAGATATGTAAAATCAAAGAAGAAATCTAAAGTAGAAAAGTGGGCAATGGTACACTTGATAGATTACTTTGAAAGTAGTACACGAGAGGTTGAACAACATTTGGAAATATTAACAAAAGAACAGGTTACATCAATCATAATGAAATATGGTGTATCAGACAAAGAACTTAAAAACATATGGAGTAAATAATGGATTGGCATTACAAAAAAGGTATGGCGGCAACTACTTTGAATCAAAATAATAAGGTACAAAAACCTTACAAACAAAAAGAACAATTCTCTATGTCAGAAATGGAGTGGGGTGTCAATTCGGATACCAACACCACCTTTATGAATTTTGAATTTGATATTGATAGTTTATATAGTACAATTGTTAAAATAGATTATTTAGTACGAGTAAATCCAAAAAAAGATATTAATCTCAGAATCGCATCATATGGTGGAGATGTTTATGCTATGTTAGGATTGTGTGATTATATCCGAGGACTGGACGTTAAAGTAAATACACATTGTGTTGGAACTTGTATGAGTGCTGCAGCAGTATTGTTAGCATGTGGTACGGGAAATAGAACGATGACCCGTCATTCGACTGTTATGGTTCACGAGGGTTCTGCGGTTGAGATTGGTAAATCTACAGATGTAATGAGAGGTGTTGACCACTTGAAAGAGTTACAAAAGGATATCAATATATTACTATCAGAAGTAACTAAGAAAGATACTAAATTTTGGACACGAGTAAATAGAAACGATACTTACTGGGATGCTGATAAATGTTTAGAGTATGGACTTATCGATACGATTATTTAAAAAAGTACTTGACAAGTATGGTAAAAATGTGTTATATTACGATAGGTAAAATGAAGAAAAAATGAAGTTTACAAACCAACAACAAAATCAGATAAAGGAAGAAGAAACTGATGTCATCTGGGAAGATGATGATTATAAGATAGTTCGACCTTTCTCATTGAGGTCATCGATATTATATGGTTTTGGTACTCGTTGGTGTATATCAATGGAAGATGGTCATTACTATGATGAATATACTAATTTAGGAGTGCTATTCTTTATTCTACAAAAAAATGGTAATGAAAATAATCCTTATTATAAGGTTATGGGTTGGAAACCATATTTAAATAAGTTACCAATCAAAAGAGGACCTGAAAATCCAGGTTATGGTGTGAATGATTATACAGAACATACAGGTGAGAGACATTCTTTATTAAGTAGATATAATGGATTAAGAGAGAAAACAGAGTTGGAAAAACATTATGCATTCTCTATGGATGATAGGTATTTATACAAATATACAGATGAAATAGAATTTTATGATTCATTAGACCAAACAGCTTTAATGCCAGTACAATATAATACAGATGGCAGTTTGTATAGTACGGAAATTAATGATTGGTATAAAGATTCACATAGAGATAAAGAAACTGGAAAATTGTATGACTGGAAAGTTTCAAGTGAGGCTTGGGAACGAGTTATTGGATATTTTTATTCAGCAGCAAATAAGCGAAAAAAGTACTTGACCAGTGTATAAAAATAAAAAAAGTACTTGACTTATATGGTAAAAAAGCCTTATATTCAAGTATGAAAATGGAGTAGTATATGAGTGAAACATACATAAAAGATACACCTACATCAGAAGTATTAGATGATAGTGGTAACATCGTGGCACAGATGGAAAAAGAATGGCCAGAGATGACTGTAGAGTTTAAAAGATTACAAAGAGAACAATATGAATTGTTCTGTCACAAACAACACGATTACGGCCCAGGTAACATAAGTGTTGGAACACAATTACAAACAAAAGATGAGATACATTTAGCACTTACGGGTTTATGGTTTAGAATGAATGATAAGATTCAAAGGTTAAAAACTTTATTGATGGGTGGTAAGAAAGCCGCAGTAAATGGTGAACCGATGGAAGATGCTTATCTTGATGTATCCAACTATGGTATTATGGCAACAATCGTAAAAAATGGAAAGTGGGGTAAGTAATGAAAAAGAAAGCATTTTTTTATAAAGTGCCAGAAGGTGAATACACAGCTAATACATTTATTGGATTAACGTGGGAAATATTTAAACATAGGTTATGGCATTTATATAAACATGGTAGGTGGATGGATTAATGGGTAGAATTAGTTATAGTCAACTTTCACAATGGGATAAATGTCCTAATATGTGGAAACTTAATTATATAGATAAACTTGGCACATTTGAGGGTAATATCTATACGGTCTTTGGAACTGCAGTTCACGAAACAATTCAAGCATATTTAGTTTGTTATTATGGTAAGACCATAAAAAAAGCTGATGCACTTCCAATGAAAGAAATCTTATTATATAGAATGGAAGAGAACTATAAAAAGTATGCCGCAGAATCTAAAGTTTTAGTTATAACACTTGAAGAGATGAAAGAGTTTTATGAGGATGGGTTAAAAATAGTTAACGAATTTCTTAAATTAAAAAGTAGATATTTTCCTAAAAAAGACCACGAACTACTTGGTATAGAATTAAATTTAGATTTTGATTTGCCAAATAAGATGAAGTTTATTGGTTATATGGATGTGGTTATTCACGACAAGAAAAGGGGTAGGGTACGAATTATTGATATCAAAACTTCTACAATGGGTTGGAACAAATGGCAAAAAGCAGATAAGAATAAAACAAATCAGTTACTATTGTATAAACAATTTTTTGCTAAACAACGAGATATTTCTATCGATAAAATAGATGTTGAATATTTAATATTGAAGAGAAAATTGTACGAGAATTTACAATATCCACAAAAGAGAATACAGCAATTTTCACCTGCAAGTGGAACGCCAAGTATCAATAGAGTTATGAAGAGGTTATCAGAATTTATTGAAGATGGGTTTGATGGAGAAGGTAAACATATTCAGAAGGAATATACTAAGATAGCTTCAGCAAAGAATTGTAAATGGTGTGAGTTTAAAAACAAACCAGATATATGTGATAGGAAAATGATATGATTAATCCAAATATAAGATTGTACTTACCTGATGTTATCCATAGTGATAATACAGAAGAAATTTTAGATATGTTAACTGAAATATCCAATAAAGTTCGTAGTGCAAAATTATATTTTTGGTATCACGAACCTGATTTAAAAGCAAAAGAATTAAAAGATTTCGTTGATACTTGGGAAAGTAAAAGACATACAAATTTTAAGACAATAATTAGACCTTATTATTTTGATACACAAAATGATTTTATATGGTACGACTTAATGTCTTATAAGATGAGAGAATCACTAACACCAAATGCAAGTGGGATTACAAATATGTACACAAGATTTTCGTGGAGATATGTTAACCCTAATGATATATTAGAAGGATTACAAGAATTTATTAATATTTATGAGTTCGTTATAGATGAAAAACCAAATAAAAAACAACAAAAAAGAAACGATGGTAAAAATAGCAATCATCGGGTCACGTAGTTACACAAATAAACGAAAAATAAAACAATTTGTTTGGGAACTAAAACAAAAGTTCTCTAATAGATTGGTTATAGTTAGTGGTGGAGCAAAAGATGGAGCAGATAAATATGCAAAACGATTTGCTTTAGATTTTGATGTAAATTATTCCGAGTTCCCAGCATACCACGAACCACATAATATACATTGTGTTAAAGAGAGTTTTAGATATAATAAACAATATAATGTTGGACACTACCATAGACGAAATAAAGATTTGGTAGAGTATAGTGATAAAGTTGTTGCTTTTTGTCTAAATGGTGAGATATCAAATGGTACTGCATCTGCCTTAAAGCATGCACATAAAATAGAAAAAAAATACATTATTATTGATTAATCATATATTTATATATATGTATATAATGATAGAGGATATAATATGAAAGAGATAAAATTAACTTCGGTGAAAGTAATATCGGAGTTGTATAGTAAATTTAAAAGTGAGACAATAGAATCAGAGTTCTCACTACAGAAGTTGGTTAACCGAACACTTAATAAATTCGTTTATGATGCGGAGTTCCGCAAGGAAATACTCGAGCACGACAAATTGTATCAAAGTGGAAGTAAATTTTAATTTAAACAATAAAGGTTATAAATGGATATCAAATTACCAAAATTAAAGTCAGTAAAAGAAGTACAAAGTAGGAAGAAGAAAAAGATATTCTTACTGTCGGATGATTTACGAATGAGTAGTGGAGTAGGTACAATGTCGAGAGAAATCGTATTGGGTACAGTCGATAAGTATGATTGGGTTCAGATAGGTGGTGCTATAGAACATCCTGATAAGGGTAAAGTAGTAGATATGCACGATGCTGTTAAAGAAGAAGTTGGTGTAGAAGATGGGTATTTAAAAGTTTATCCAGTTAATGGATATGGTAACCCAGAAATATTGAAAGAGATTATGGAGATAGAAAAGCCAGATGCTATTATTCACTACACAGACCCAAGATTTTGGGGTTGGTTGTATCATATGGAACACGAATTGAGACAAAACATTCCTATTTTTTATTATAATATATGGGATGATTTACCAGCACCACATTACAACGAGTTTTTCTATGAGAGTTGTGATTTGATTATGAATATTTCTAAGCAGACTGTCGGGTTAGTTGATGAAGTTGCAAAGAAGAAACCAAGAACTGATTGGGATTCTACTTATGTACCACATGGAATTAATGAAACGCAGTTTTATCCAATTAAAGATGATGCTGAGTTATTGGAAATGAGGAAATTTAAGAATGAGTTATTGGGTAATAGACCTCATAACTTCACATTGTTATATGTGAATAGAAATATTCGTAGGAAAATGGTGGGTGATTGTATTCTTGCATTTCAACATTTTGTTAATTCAATCCCACCTAAAGAGAGAGATAAAGTTACCTATGTAATGCATACTCAACCAGTTGATAATAACGGAACTGATTTACCAGCATTAATTAATGCAATTGCACCAGAAATAAATGTAGTGTTTAGTGATAAGAAACTTGATAACAAACAAATGAATTTCCTATACAATATTGCAGATGTAACAATGAATATTGCAAGTAATGAGGGATTTGGATTGGGAACTTGTGAATCATTAATGAGTGGAACACCAATTATTGTTAATGTTACAGGTGGATTACAAGACCAATGTGGATTTAAAATTAAAGATAAATTTGTAACTGCAGAAGATTACAAAGAACTACAATCATTTCACGATTGGAAGAAATGGGAACACAACAAAGAATTAACTTGGGGTGAGTGGGTAAAACCAGTTTGGCCTAAGACTCGTTCACTAATGGGTTCAGTACCAACACCATATATCTTTGATGATAGATGTGATTGGGAAGATGCAGGAAATGCCATAAAAGAATGGTATGAAATAGGTAAAGAAGCAAGAGAAGAGTGTGGGTTTATTGGACACGAATGGGTATCAGGTGATGAATCTATGATGAGTGCACGATGGATGTGTAAGAATTTCATAGACCACATGGAAACTGCATTTGAGAAATGGACACCAAGACATAAAGTTAACACATATAAGGCGTAGAATATGAAACCAATGATATTAGTAACAGCACCAGTCAAAACTCGTAGTGGATATGGAAATCACTCACGGGATATTTGCACTGCATTGATTGAATCAGATAAATACGATGTGAAAATAAATTCAGTTCGGTGGGGAAATACTCCAATGACTGCATTGGAAGAAAATAACTCACAACACGATAAAATTAAATCACATTTAATGACCGGGCCTGACTTACAAAAACAACCCGATGTACATTTACATATAGTTATTCCCGGAGAGTTCAATCCAATCGGTAGGAAGAATGTTGGTATGACTGCTGGAATTGAATCCACAATACCTATACCACAATGGGTAGAGGGTGTAAATCGTATGGATGAAACTATATTTACATCAGAGTTTTCAAAAGCAGTTTTTGAACAAGCAGCATTTAATATTGAAGATAAACAAAACCCAAATAAGAAACAAGAATTAAAAGTGAATAAACCAATGAGTGTTTTATTTGAGGGCGTAGATACTGATGTTTATAAAGAAACTAAGACATTTGGTGAAACTACTAAACGTGCATTCAAACCAATCAAAGAGGATTTTTGTTATTTGTTTACGGGCCATTGGTTAGGTGGGAGTATCGGAAAAGATAGAAAAGATGTTGGTATGTTAATTAAAGTATTCTTGGAAACATTTAAAAATACAAGAAATCAGCCAGCATTATTATTGAAAACAAGTGGTGCAGATTTTTCTATATTAGATAGGGAAGATATTTTAAATAAAATTACTTATATTAAAGAAGGGGTGGTTGGTAGTAAACTTCCGAGTATATATTTGATACATGGTGATTTTACGGATAGTGAGATGAATGAATTATATAACCATCCAAAGGTAAAGGCCCACGTTACATTTACTCATGGAGAGGGTTTCGGTAGACCACTATTAGAAGCTGCACAGAGTGGTAAACCAATAGTTGCTCCAGGTTGGAGTGGTCATGTAGATTTCTTACATAAGAATTATGCTCAGTTATTACCTGGTTCATTAACAAAAGTTCCTATGGATGCATTTCCAAAGGATATGGCGTTTGATTCACCAGAAAATAAATGGATTACTGTCAATTATAATGTTGCATCGAGTATTTTTACTGAGATTCACAATAATTATAGTAAGTACGTGGTAAAGGGTAAACAATTACAAGCATACACTAAGTTACAATTTTCTTATGAAGCAATGAAGAGTAAACTTGAAGCTATCCTTGACCCAATTATAGCATCAATTCCACAACAAGTAGAATTGAAACTGCCGAAGTTAAGTAAAGTAGAAGATAACAAAGGGTTAAAATTACCCAAATTGAAGAAGGTATAAAATGGCTGAAAAAGTAATAACTTGTCCAAATTGTTTTAATGATAAACGATGTTTTGAGGATGAACAAGTACTTGAAGAGAAAAAGTTTTCTTCATTTATGTGTTTTAATTGTGGGTTCACAAGTAATTCAACATACACTTGGGAATCCCCTGAGTTGAAAAAAGCACAATTAGGTTCATCACAATTAATGAATGATATTTCATTCTATGATGAAGAACGAGAACTCATGTGGTTTCCATCAGTATTGAATATGGGGAAATTAGGAGTTGTTTATCCAGATGGAGTTCAGAGTAGTTGGAATTATAAATTAGCAGAAGTTCGTAAGTTAACCGAGTTAGAACTAAAGGATGATAAGTATAAAGGACATGATAGTATATTAGATGTAGATAATGCTAAAACCTATGGCCAACACGAGTTCTTAGATGCGTGTAGAGAAATGGGAATTATCAAGGACCTTGATTAATAATTATGATACGGAATACCGCATGGCATAAAGTAAAACCAGGGCAAATAGTAAGCTTTATGTATAAATCAAAGGGTTCAAGTAAGGGATACAAGAGAATTGTATTAATTTTAAATCCAGATTTAAAATATAGAAAAAAATCAAGTAATCGTACTAAAAGATATGTGGTTGGTTTAAATTTAGATACAGCAATCACAGCACCAATTACAAGTTCTAAACTTGAGAATTTACTTGGAAAAATGGGTGGGATAGAAGTAGATGAAGGTACTCTGGAAGCTAAATTACCAGATACAATGACAGCTGCCAATACAAAAGTACTATATCATAGATTAAAAGCTTTGGTAATGAAATATAAAAATTGGAGAACATACGAGAGAAGAGAATGTTTAAAACGAAGAGTGTATCTTGAAGTGGATTATAAAAGAATACCAAAAGATATATTAGAAGAATTTAGTAAAGAACTGGAACGTAAGTTCGCAAAACAACTCGAGGCTGCACCTGACCGTGCAATACCGGAATGAAAATTAGTTATGGTATTACAGTCCACAATGAATCTGAAGAGTTAAATAGTTTATTAGAAATCCTTATCCACAAAACAGATGTGGAAGATGAAATAGTTATTTGCGTTGATGGTGAGGATGAACAAGTACAAGAAGTTATAACGAGTTGGGGTTCACAATACGCTGACCTCAAAACAATGAAGATATATCATAGAAAACTTGATGGTGATTTTGCTTCACAAAAAAATTCAGTTATAGAAAATTCTACAGGTGATTATATATTTCATATAGATGCTGATGAATATCCACACGAAATATTATTACGAGATATAAAACGGGTTTTAGAAATTAATGATGTGGATTTAATATGGGTGCCACGAGTAAATACAGTCGAGGGTATAACCCAAGCACATATTAATACTTGGGGATGGAAAGTTACAGAAAAAGGTTGGGTAAACT